AACTAACATTATATCATTCCTTATTAATAATTAACCACCAACCAAAGTTGTAAACTCTTGTACCGAAAGTATTTTTTTATCTAAAGCTCTAGCTTTTTTCAATTTACCACTTGTTCCGTTTGGATCAGTAGTAACAACGATATCAGTTTTGCTGCTAACAGTACTTTGCATGGTGCCACCATCAGCCTCAACTTGAGCTTGTAGATCTTTATTACGAAATCCGGTAAAACAAATTTTAAGTCCCGAGACTGGAGTATTTGCTGATGGTGGTTCAGCTAGAGTTACCATATCTTTAATTAGTGGAAAGAATATGTTAAACTCCTTGACTGCTTCCACCGCAGCTGTGGCTGTGATTGTATCAAATCCATCAACCAACTCACATCTGTTAACACTAGCTTTGTTAATAAAATCTTGTCCTAAAGCATCTTCCAACTTTTTCATCTTGCGGACACCAATCCCACGTTGTGTGGAATGAGCACCAACCAATTTGTATAGTGGAATATTCTCTAAACGATCTGCAATGCTGTAGACTACTTTTCTTCCATTTTCACCCAACACGTCCAACATTACCATTGGAGTACAATTGATAATGTCATCTGGAGTTCTACATCCAAAGTCATACAATTTTTCAATACTACTCATTCCTAGATATGCAACATCAATTTTCTCAAAGAAATCTAATAGTTGTTTAACAATGATGGCTTTATTGCCTACCTTTGATGTTAATCGCACATCAACATACGTTTCAGTCCATTCCCAATCAGCACCAAACGAATCAAACTCGTCAGCTAACCAATTCTGGTAATCACGATCAGGCATATCATCAGGATGGCCAAGAACACGAACTATATTTGGAACAACATCACCCATTCTGGATATTGCAACTTTGGAGCCTGGTCTTAATTGATTATCAGAAACGAACTTTGCATGCAATCCATTGGCGTGTGTTATAGTAACACCAACCAAATGAACAGGAGCAACATGAACTCGCGGCTTGATATAACCATGTTTAGATAAACGCCATTCAATTCTAGTTATAACGGTTTCAGCATAGTTGTCTGGATCCAACACTTTATATTTAAAAGAATATTCGGGATTTAAGCTATAAATGCTCGGGTTTAATTCCATGCGTTTATATACTTCATCAACATCAATGACGATGCCATCAATTTCAAATTTTGTTTTTTCTCTGCGTTCTGTTAGATATGTTGCTAAATCATCATCTCGTAGTTCTGTTCCATACCACAATTGCCAATGAGGAATTAAAAATCCCATTGCAGCTAACATTTGAAGCATTTCGTGTTTGCCCATTTGGACACCAACAATTTCATATGCTACGAAGCATAGGTGATCATATACCATAGGATCTACTGTTTTAGAATTCATTAGGCCAGCAACCATGTTTCTGGCATTTTTATATGGTTCGCCTTTGCTATTCATCACTTGATCTTGTAAGTACATAAAGCCAAGTTTGGATAATATAACTTCACCACGAATTGCCATTGATGTAGGAGTATCAATACTATCGGGAACAATATGAGATAAATGTCTTGATACATCAGCACCTTCGGTGCCATCACCTCGACTATATCCGATTTTAAAGGGTTTATTGTGACCTTGATAAATTGCCATTGCACTAGTGCCGTCAAGTTTATCAGTAATAATGAATCGGTCTTGTTTTAGGTTATTATCACTGAGCCATCCGGCGATATCACCTTCAAATTTTTGATTCAAGCTCCCCATTGGGTGAGGAAGTTTAACTTTACCACCTCGAACTTCACTACCAACACCAGTAAAATATACGTGATGTGGTTGACGTATTTCTGCTTGGCGTCTAATTGCATCATATTGAGCATCTGATAGATCTGATTCGATACCATTAGTATAATCATCGTCAGCTTCTCTTAATATATTAATCAGCTCTTCATACGGATGTTCTTCAAATAGTAAGGCAACGTGATCTATAGTTGTCAATGCAAATTCTTCTAAAAAATTCATGTGTATCCTGATAGCTGTAATAATTTGATTATTATACTAAAAAGGGTTCTGTATGTCAACTGTTATGATTTTATACACATCCGATAAATAACAATATATTACAAACATATGGAGATATAGAATGACACAACCAACAATAGATGGCAGCTATCAAATAGACATGGACTTGTCAGAATTAGCAGATGTTGATGTACCAGCACCAGTGAATGGCCAAATTATGGTATGGAGTTCATCAAATAATAAATGGGAAGTTGGTAATCCTGGAGGAACAACTGCATCCGTTATAGCTACAACCACCACTGCCATACCACTAGGTTTTTTAGAATGTGATGGATCTGCAATATCAAGAACGACTTATGCTGCTTTGTTTGCTATAACTGGAACATTATACGGTATTGGTGATGGATCAACAACATTCAATATTCCAGATCTCCGTGGTGAATTCATTCGTGGCTTTGATAATGCTAGAGGTATTGATGCTGGTCGTGGTATAGGTTCGTTCCAAGCAGATGAATTCGAGTCTCACAGCCATCCATCATCAGCATTCGATTCAACTAGCATACATTTTGCAGCATCTGGTGGTGAGAATGTGGCAAATGATGGTACGGCAACAGGATTATCGGGTGGCACAGAAACCCGACCACGAAACGTTGCAATGGTGTATATAATTAAATATTAATCTTTTGGCATTGATTTTTCATAATTATCCATACTATGATCCATTAATGATGGTAAACCATTCCCAGTACCTATCTGATTCATTTTAACTGGGTGGTGATAGTTAAATGGGAATGCAAATGGAACCATTGGCACAATATCATCATGATAACGATATATAGTTATTGGAAATCGAACTGACCTGTCAGGATTGTGTCTTTGTTTATTGTATACAAAAGTACGAGGACATGCAAACCCCACATATTCCACAACATTATAACCAGCGTGTTTCAATAAAATACCAACTACTAATGCTAATGCTGCCCCCAAAGAGTGTCCAGTCATTATGATTGGTGCATCTTTAATAACATGAGCGGTAATATCATCAAATATTTTAATAGCACCTTTGAGAAATCCGGAGTGTGCCCATCCAAGTACTGGATGGTACCATGGAATAAAGCGCATATCACGTATAATATCCATGAAACCTAAACCTGAGATTAATTTAGCACCCTCAGTACCTCTGATGGCTACTATTTGATGTTGTTGTTTTAATTCAACTAGCACTTCACATTCATGTGTTGTAAATGTATACGTATCATAACTTTTATTGGCGGATTTTGCTAGTTCGTAATGTGAAATTGTGTTCATTTGTTGCTCCTGTTAGCTAGATATTTATAAATACTCACACTATAATAACTATATAACATGGAGGAGTACACAAATGGCACAGACCCCTGACAGACGAAATCAGAAAACCGTATGGGATCTAGTTCCAATTGTAGCTTTGCTTGGTAGTGTCATTACTGCCTGGGTAAATTTAAATGGAGAACTAACCCAACTTAAAATACAACAAGAATACAATGAAAAGTTAAATCAAATTAAACACGATGATATACAAAAAACGGTACACAGTTTAATTTCATCGTTAGCACAAATAAAAACAAACGATAATGAGGTGAATGATAAGTTGCAGGATTTGGAACGGACTGTTACTCACTTGTATCGTCAACGAAAATCAAAATAAATAATATATGCTAATACAGCTAATAACAATAATGTTAGTTTTAACATTATCAAGCAATGTGGTATTTTCTGCAGATGCGATAGTTCACACAGCACCAGAACATGAAATAATTGAAGCTACAGATACTCCATTTCTTATTAATATTTTCACCCGAAAAACTACAAGGTGGATTTCAAATGGTGATAAAATTGTAGTGTTCATTCGTCCTATCAATTCCATAGAACATAAAACTTTTGTACTAGATTGGTTGGGTGTAACAAATTATCGCTTTAAAAAATTACTCAAACAAAACACATTCTCTGGACGTGCCTCGTCCGTAAAAATAATTAAAACAGATGAACAAATGATGTTTATAATTAATAACACACCAAATTCTATTGGATATGTTGGTGATCATATGGTATACAACAATGATTCGAATATTATTAATATTATTATTATTAATTAATATATCATCTGCATTTGGTCATAGTCACAATCTCAGTTACTTTGATGAGCATTTCGACTTTGAAGGATATGTTGGCTATCAATTTGTGTGGGGATCACCCAGACCAGAACCGATAGATAGCACACCGGAAATTGGTTTTTTAATTAACTATACGGCAAATGATAATTGGACGTGGTTTACTCAATTTCGGTTGGAAACTGATCATTTGGAACAATCATTATCGTATTCATTTATTCAATACGATAATGTTATAGCAGATACCGTTCCTATTACCATCATTGGTGGTAAATTACGTCACCAATATGGATTATACAATAAGGATAGATTAAATCCCGCCACCAGACCTGGCAATATAGCTCCACAATCAATGTATTGGGATCAAATAAGATATTCATTAACTAGTGGATGGGGGATATCAATTGGTTCGAATTGGGGAAATTTACATTTCAAATATACCATAGATATACCAATAGTGGTTGATGAAAGTGAGGAAGCATTTATTTGGTTTTCGGGCAGACGAAACAATCTTCAACAACGTTTTGGTGGTCATCAATTAATTAACATAGATTATTATGGTGACGATTGGCGTATTTCTCAGGCTACAACTTTCCAAGATTGGGGACATGGAGCATCTGGAAAAAACATTATCGTATCATTGGGTGGTGAAAAGCGGATTGGTGATTGGACATTATCATTAGAGGGAATGGGATTATTTAAATATTATAATTATTCTTATGCATTATCCGCTACTATACAATATGACATTAACGATTGGTTATCTGTTCACACTAATTACCACCACTATGATATTATATCAAAAAAAGGGGGAAATGCACAATATTTTAGATGGGCACAACGAGCAGATGATATTAGTATTGGTACTTCAGTACACATGGATCACTGGGAATTAAAAACTGAGGCACACATGGCTACTGGTAGTGTTTGGGTGGATTTTACCAAATCTCGGAATCCTGATTTTGAAAATTGGTGGACTTATGGAGCTGTATCTCTAACGTATCACTTTTAAGGTTGAATTACTGCAGGTTCACCATTACCAGACATACCATAATGTGTATCCACATTTGATGTATGAGGTTTGGTATCCCCTTTGATATTGTGATTGTTTTTCTTTTTACGAGCATGCAGTTTTACTTTAATAGTAGTATTGTCTCGTTTAGTTATTTCATCAACTTTCATACGTTACCTATATAAAAAAGCACCAGGAGTGCTACCTTGATGTGGATCTTGATTCCAGCCATTATTCGGCTCATTTTCAGCAGGGTTTTTAGCCTTACTTTTAATTTTAGCTCGCAATTTCTTTAAAGCTTCTTCTTTTGTTGGTTCTGGAACCACATCACATACTTTCATAACAGTATTTATACTTCAACTGTAAACATTGGATCAAAATCTGGATTTTCTTCTACTTTATAGTATCCTCTAGGATTCAATACCACGCGAGTATCACCTATCATATAATCAGCACTAGAATGCATATGTCCATGTATAAATAAATCCGGTTTTGTTTCTATAATTTCATTTTGTAAATCGGACGCATACGCACCAGAGGTTGGAACACCTCTATACTCGTCGGCTGCTGATTCATGAGAGGGTGCATGATGAGTAACAACCACAACTTTATTTCCCAATTCTTTTTGTTTGGGAATCTCGGAAAATATATACTCTGTAGCTCTTTTAAATTCCGCATATGCATCCAATGGAGCAAATTTACGCTTCCATGGCTCATCTTTTGGTCCTGTTCGTATAATGCGGAAGTCATTCATACAACTCTTAGCATGCCACATAGATAGTGGATCACCTCTATCAAAATCAGACCACATGGTAGCACAAACGAACGCTACATCATCAATAACTAATGTTTCTCGTTCCAATATATGAACGTTATCTAAATCTTTACAGGTCTCCCGTAATAAAGATAATGTTTGTGGGAATTTACCAGAATAGTGTTCGTGGTTTCCCATGATGTATATAATATCTCTAAATCTATCACTGAGCCCCATTAAAAAATCATAATATGTGCCTGGTCTGTGAGCTAATCCCACATCACCAGCTAATATTAATACAGATTCTGCATCATCATCTGTACACGGAACATCTAATGGACCAAATTCAATATGTACATCACTCATTATCCTTAATTTCATAATAAAAATCCTTGGGGTGTTTGTTCTTCTTTCTCATGTTTTCATCATGAGTTATTATTCTTAAATTTTGTATTGTGTGTAATCCACTTACGTTTTTTCCAAATAGTGGATAATAATGATCAACCGAGTGTAATACTTGTGTGGCTTCTGATATGGTTACAGCTAAAGTAAACATATCTTTAATGGCTAAAATTTCCAGTGGAGTTATCCATTTGGGTGTTGCTCTTAATATTTGTTTGTATCGTTTAGCCATACAATAAACACAACGATTGCATTTTACATAACGAATACCACCATGGCCATTTCTGCAAGGCTTCCCAATATAATGTATATGATTATATTTTATTGCTGTTGATGTTTTTCTATACAGTTTATACTTTGGGGGAATTAATGTCATCTACCATAACCAACGCTGGTGAGAATCCTTCTTCTAATTCACTAACATGGTGGTAAGTACAGATGATAATTTTATCACCAGCAACACCACAGCGTGCGGCAGATCCATTTAGCGATATCATTCCTTTGATGTCGCTAGGTATGGCATAAGTTACAAGTCGTTGTCCAGTATTAACATTGAATATGTGTAATTGTTCATACTGACGAATGTTAGCAAGAAACATTAATTCTTCATCTATCGCACAAGAGCCTTCATAATTAATATTTGATTCAATTACGGTGGCTCTATGAATTTTAGATTTTAACATTGTTATCATAATTTGAACTCCCTCAAACATTTATTAGCAGCTTCATGTAATTCTTGGCTACTCATGTCTTCAATTGGTTTTGTACTGTGGGGATGTTGATAATCGCCCCCTTCACCTCGACAGTATCGAATATCAAGTATGAATGCTCGTCTCAGAACAGTCATCAATAGCAATATTATTACTGAGTGGTACATAGTTTACTTTCGGTCATCATATCAATGTCACGTAATTATCTTCAATACTAATCCACGCTTGCTTATCGTAATGTTTAGTACCAACACAAGCAGTCCACAATTTATGAAACAATAAATGTGTTTCGTATGCTGTTAGATCTGGTGTTTTTATTTTTGGTACAGTTACAATTATCTCTGTCATATTTTATCTCAGTCTTGCACGTTGGATATGCATCCAATCCCGATCTATTTCTCTACCAAGAGATGTCCATTGTTCATCTTCCCAAATTCTCCACCATTCATCATATATTGGTTTTGAAAAGTTGGCTTTGTTGGCATGCCATTTCAATCGGTTTCTAGCGCTATCCCAGTCGATGGCTGTGCCCCATGAGTGCATAGAGTATTTTGTACCACCACGCATTTTTCTTACATTCAAACATCCTGCCCACAAATCCATACCTAATGCGACATAATCATCATGTCCATAATGCTCAAGTACTCTTGTTAACGCTCTTGATATGCTATCAGCTACCTTTTCGTGGCATGTAAATCTGTTAATTTTTGTGTTAGTGTCCCAAGCTAATCGAACAGCGTGTGGCAATACAACTTTTGTTTGATTTGTTCCGACGTCCCCGTAATAACGTACCATATCTTTATATGTTTGATATGGAATATCAGAATCTACTGGAGAGTGTTTAGCTGCTTCTTCATTTTCATCACGCCAATCAGGTTCTTTGACTCCATGTTCAATTAAATAATCTAATTGGCCCACTGCAAATTCGGTTTGTGGTCCATTATAACCATCAATTGGTCCAGCATTAATACCTTCTATTAATGCAAATACCTGAATAAAACCAAGGACTTTACGGTCATCGTTCCAATGAAATGGAATTAAAGAGACTTTGTCAATTGCCCCTATTGTATTTGGTCCCAGCACACCATCAGCAATGAGTGTTTGTCTGTAATGTTTATTAAGACCAAATTGTACTATTTGAACTGTATTCATAATCGTTCCTCTTAATGTTATTCACGTATTTATAACATTAAATTAGAACGAAAATTAATTTAACATATTGGTCCGTAACTTCTGTAAAATATCAACGGTAACACTGCGGCTTCCTTGATCATCATACCATCCAACGGGACTATTATTGTCCTCGTCAAATTCTATATCGTCCTCAATGTTAACTGCTTCTGGTACAAATTGTGTGGTGTTGTTTAATAGATTCCGCAATGCTGATATAAAATAAGGGTGACGATACAATTGTGCTATTAAAAACAACAATAGAGGTTTGTTGATTTTATTATCAACAGTAATTTGTTGATACTTTATCAATTCTAATGTCATTTCTGTTAAAATAATATCTTCGATGTATTCAAATTTGATAATAGTAATATTGCCCACGTCAGTAGGATGAATACCCGTATCAGGATTTAACACATACATTTCATCAAACATAATAACAGCATCATCCATAACTGTTCGAAATAATCGATTTAATGTTTCGGTTGGTATTTCAATATACGCTTCAACATTTTGGGGCAATGTTGTTGGAATTAATGCCATTATAAAAAACCCTTTGTAAATTAACGATAATTGTATTATACATCAACAACCTTCAGTATTCAACTCAGTACCACACATACCTTTACTGATACGATCTTGCATTAATGTAAATGCAGATAATGGTAAGCTCCCGTTAATGATCTTATCCAATTGTTTAACAACAAATTCTTTTAACTCATTATCGAACTCAGGGTTATCATATGTTCGAATGATATCATAACGTAAGTGTTCAACATCGTGTATATTTTCAATTTTGTTTATCATAAACATCTTCCATGATTGGTTCTTCTAGTTCACGTTCCAAAATGGTAACAAGATAATTTATTCCATTTCTGTTATGGGATGTTACACCTTTCGGTCGCCATCCATCTTTAGTTGCTATATTCAATTTACTAATCAAATACTTAGGGTCTATTACCTCCAACACATCATATTCGTATTGCATTACATTAATAACCACAAAGTGCAACCAATTGCACTATCTGGTATACAGATTACAGTAAAAGCTAACATATAGTTCTCCTTATTAAAAAAGCATCATTGATTGTTTGATGCCATCAACTCCATTCGTTGCTAGTTGTATGGCGTGTTCTACTTGTCGTACTTTGGCATTTAAAATGGATAGTTGTCGTTTCTTGCGGTACATAAAGCATTCCAAAGCTTCTTCTTTAGTTGGACATGCATATCGTTTTTTGGCTGATAACAAAACAAATTTCTTATCACCATATACATTTATCCAAGCACCTTTTGGCGTATATTTTATAACTGGATATTGACTCAATTGAACCCTTAATGAATAGCCTGGGTTTGGGTTATCAAACATATCCATTCCATTTGAATACCTAACATCTTCATACCGATAAAAACATTCATCCGTACTATCAATATTCAAATGCAATCTACTAAGATCCATCATTTGATTATACAATCTTCAGTTCGGAACCACAAATATGCTAAAGCTGAAAGAGCTGCAGCCACTTCTTGTTGTTCATTAGGTGTCCAATTGGGACATGGTGTATCAACTGGATTTAACAGTGTTATTATTCTATCTTTATTTGGTTCTTGAGGCAGTTTCATAAAATTGTTCTGGGTTATGTGTCATTCCGCGATAAGCATAGGGAGTAGCTACTCCCAACAAATAAATAATTAGGTACACAATGAATCGTCGTATCATTCCAGATCATCTACTAATGTGCCACGAGATCTAGCATAATCCATATAATCACGAACACGCTGTTGTTTAGCGATGAATATTTCATTTGCTTCATCATCAGATAAGCTTATTAAAAATCCCTCGTCCAATAACATATCCATAACTGCTGTTATTTCAATGTATTCCTTTACAATGTTGTATGCATTGGTGGCCGATTCATTTGGATAACTATCATCAGTTCCAAATCTCATTCCTTTATCAGCAACTTGTATTACTTCTGCACATTCTTCTGTTAAACATGTTAACAAATGTTCTTTCTTGTTCATTTAATTACCACAATAAATTAAAATGGCCCCTAAACACCTTAGAGCATTTAGCGGTTTTATTTGTCACATGATCAATAACCAGATCATCTTTAAATCTGTACGTTCGTATTTTATCGTTACGATCACCAGAACCAACTTGGTTCTTTCTGATATTAGAAATGATAGCTAAATTGCCTTGTACTTTCATTTCTTCTATTCGTTGTAGTATTCGTTGTTTAGCAGATCTGAAATTTGAATCTCTTTTTCTGCCTTGTTGTGATTCCATTATACCCGTAGGTACGTGAAATAATCTACAACAATTTCTGGTTTTGTTTCTATGTTGCCCACCAGCACCAGTACCACTAAACCATTCAACTCTAAAATCATTATCACTTACTTGAGATAACCTGCTGTCCGTAGCTATGTTATTATCAATAATAGCTACTGTTATAGTTGATGTATGTACTCGTCCTCGTTTCTCCGTAGGTGGAATTCGTTGAATTCTGTGTCCACCTGCTTCTTTTTTTAAATTTGATAAATCCTTACCAATTACTTCTATTTTGAAAAGACAATTAACTGGGCTAAAGCCAGTTCCACTTTCAGTTGTTGCGCTCTACCATTTTGATATACCCAGGTCCAAGTTCATTCAACGCAAATAACTTTGCATCTTCACCGCCAACTGCAGCTCTTATTTCTATTGTAGTTTTCATAATTGTCTCCTTGTGTTTACAATATTTATTGAAAAGAGAGGGTATAGTACTTACCACGGTTATCTCCGTCGAGTTAGGACTGCCGCCCGTCCGTGAATACGCAAACCACATTCTTGTCGAAATGAGTAGTGTGGCGCAACCCACCTATGCCATTTCTTTCCCACTTAGTTGCTTCGTTTGGTCTCTTTTCAATAAGTATTATTCTGTTTCCAACATCCTTTTACCACGCCATGAAGATTTTGGACTCCACACCATAGCTTGTGGTGTCTTGCAATATGGACACTCTGTCCGCTTAAAATCAAGAACATCATTAGCATGTAATAGTTCTGATGCATCCACTTCGTACAAAGCTTCACACTCACTACACTTTCCAACCCAATCGGATGCTTTATATTGTATATTGCCAGCTCGTAATTGTTTCATATGTATTGTCTGTTAATTTAAGTAAGTATTTACCATATATCGAATTCTTTGGAAAAAATCGTAATGATTTTTCTGAATTGCAACATGGACAATCCACTAGCCGGACAAACTTATTAGACATTATCATACATGCCTTATTTAATTTTGTCATGTCTGATTTATATATGGCTTTACAAACATAACAATCACCAAGCATGTGCGCTGGTACTTTTTTAAATAATTGGAACACTTTTAAAAAGCAATGTCATCATCCCAATTCTCCGGTGTTTCATATTGTGGCAGTTCATAGGGTAACAATGTTTCCCAATCTAATTGCTCACATGAACGTTTCACCTTATCCATATCCAAATCATTACGAATATCTCCAAATTGAGATACATCGTCGGTATTGAATATGTAGAAGCCAGTATTTATAACTTTATCCTTTTCAAGGATCTTAATTGATGATTCTGTTAAGATTTTAAATGACCACGCACCATAATTAATATACCATTCATTAGTACCAGTACGATATGATACCGTTCCAGAATCCAATACACAATATGTTGTCATTCTGTTTGCGCTTTGTTGTGTAATCCTTGTCTTTTTTCAACATTCAGTGCCACCGCCAACATACTAATATATAAGTTTGTATTATTATCTGTGGATTTTTTATATTCAGCAATCATTATCGGAATCATACCATGTTTCTTAAAAATTTCAAATCGCTGTTCGTCATTAGCTTCGATTGCTTCAGATATGTTTTCTGGTGTGATCACTGAATCCATATGTGCAAATACGTTACCAATTAACGTGTATGGTTGTTTGGACTTTTCACACATAATGTATAGCGATACTAACATTTCATTGTATGTTATTGTACCATTCAAGTAATTCGCTGTGAAGTATATAAATGGAAGAAAGCCAGATACATTATAGAAATCTAGTTGTTGTGAGGCTAATTTAAATCCTTCTTCAGTTTTAAACGAAGCTCGCAACCCCATACGTTGATTAGCAACTTGAGCTAAAAACAAATTGTACATTACAGCACACTTGAATCTGTTTGCACCAAACAACATATTGTACAGTCTGGTACAACTTTTAATAAAACGTGTTAAATCATTCATTTACTCACCTTGTGTATTAATGCCACTATCATTCCAAATGGCCATCCTAAAAAATTTAAAGCCCAACAAGCCCACACTTTCCATATAGGTCCAGTTGGATATATTTCTTGTTGTCTTTTTATTGCCAACAAACTCCAAAAGAATCCGATAGCCAAATAATTAATTATCATAATGTCTTTCTTAATTTTGTTAATACTATTGTTAAAAACTCAAGTTCTTCCAGTGCTATTTCTCTAGCTCTAACATCGAATGCTATTCTGGTACCATGTTTCTTTCTGTATTCAGATGTATATGCTATCCAGTCATCGTATGGCGTACCAGAGCACATTGTTTTACCAGTATGTTCTTTAATAGGACAACCAAAACATGCTTCTTTAACAATACGTTTGACACCCAACAAATAAATTTCACAAGGCTCACACCCATTGCTTCCGTAATCTTCACCACTTTGGAAAAGTATAGCTCTCCACTTTTCGGTTGCCTTTTCAAGTGTTTTTATTTGTTCGGCTATGCTTGTCCAGAGATTATCGCTCATTATTCCAACCCAACATCATAAACCAATGCAATGCTGCTCCAAATGCTAATACACCTATTACTGCTATAATACACATATTAATACGAATTGTAAACGCGAACAACATGAGTCGAAGATGGAAGTTTTGATATTTCTACATCATATCCATCTTTCATGTGATCCTTATACTCTGTTACAGCTTCGGAAATATCTACTTCGCACCCCGAACGATCTCCAGGTGGTTCATAACCAAAGAATTCTGACACTTCATCCGGTACATCAACATTAGCATCGGTGCAAGACTCCCAAATTAGTTTCATTTTATTCCAAGTTTCATCGGCTTTAATATAACCAACAATGTGAGTACTCATACCCATACAATTCTCCTATTTATTAACAATTTTTAAATGCAAGCTGATGGAACTTTTGCTGCTCGCCACATATTACACAAGGCATATCGTTCACCTTGAGATAGTTCTGTGTGATATCCATCTAATGTCATTGGAACTGGTTGTGCAAACAATCCAGAGTTGGTAGCTAATGCAGTACTAATACAGATACCACACACAGCTACAATCAGCATTACGGACTTCATTAAGTTTCTCGTGTCCATGGATGAATCTCCCCATCTGTTATATGATTATTTACAGTTTTGCGCAATCGTAATACCAATCTAGTTAACCAAGAAACACCAATACACAATAATATAATTGCACTAACTATCAAAACTGGATACCAATAATTAGTTAATACTACCATAGTACCTGGAGCAAAAAGGAATACTACCAAGCCAATGAATACGGCAAATGAAAAACTTTCATCCTTCCCTAAAACATTAAGGTGTGGTATGTTGGTTATCATCCATTGAATGATTATATTGCTCTTTGATTTGGTATCAGTTATCCATGCAAACCAGTGTTGGACAAGTGAAACTGATATTAAAATTGCAACCCACACACCCATACTGTACAGGCCATTTGGTATTACAGAATCAAATATTATTCTACTACTACTCATTTCATTTCTCCAGATGTTGTGTATTTGTGTGTTTACTAAATATTTTAGCTAAGCGTCGAAGCATTCTTACACCAAATGTTAATCCTACCGCTAGTGCTAAAATTCCTACTATCATGTAATAATTAATAACAATGGAAATAATAACAGGAATGAAAAATAATATTGTGGGTGGCACTATTATTGCTTCTGCACCATTGCTATAGTTGGGGTCTTCGGTGTCCTCATCTTTTATATATAATACACCATCTGACTTAGGTCTTGGATTTATTTTATAACCAAACCAATAAATCATTGCATAATTCATAAGAACATTGGGTGTAGGAGATGCATCTTCTATAAATGCTAACCACCAATGACCCAACTGTATTAAAAACATTACTGCAAACCAAAGTAATGGTAACTGCATTGCAGCTCCAACTAATATACATTCGTACGGTTGTAACATGTTATAATCCTTTTTTGTTTAATGTGATAATATTATCCACACATGTTATTTGAAGAAATAACAGTGCTTTCAGTCTTACCATATCTAGTTCATCAAATATTGTACAACTGATAGTATCTACAGTTAAATTGCCGTCATTCAAATGCATTGTTGTTTGATGTTTGTGTATTAAGTATACCACAAAATCGATTTGAGCCATTCTATATGCAAGTGCTCGTTGATCCATAAATGCATTCATAACATCTGGATGAACAGGCTCTGATTGCATTAGCATACTAGTTCTGGTTGTTTCTACCATCATTAAACTAAACATCGTTTGAAGCATTTTAGCTTCTGATTCAAATGTCACGCCAGCATTATGCATCGGTGTCAAATTATCTTTATGATTTGTGGATATTAATACCACCGCTAACAAAACTGTTGTTAATAACAAGACTCCATTTGTCCACCAACCAATACGAATCCTACATTTTTCTGACTCACTCATACGTTTCTCATCAATTAAAAAATTCTATTATACCCTAAAGATTATAAAAGTCTACGATTTTGTTTCGTGCGCATTTATATGGTTATCAATAACATTATACGGTTTAACAGATATTTGAAGTTTATACGGTTTAACAGATATCAGCAACAATTATTTTTGGTAACTAGACATATCAGAATTTCCGTATATACTATCTTGTTCGTTTTATGTCAGCATTTGGATTGCAGGGCTATTGTTGGCTGACATTAATAAAAACAATAGAACTGGGATTATAAAAAATATAACTATTGGAATGTTATAAAAATCACAATTGTGGGACTAGATTACGGATAATGCTCGGTCCTCCATATCATATGTTGTACTATGAATGGGATATATAGGTATAAAAAACTGCCATACTTCATGGTTGACGTCTCGGAGAACGTATCTTCACCTGGTAAACACACACGTTGTACATCAATACTATAACCGCCACATGCACAGTATTATACACAAGCCTTTTACATGCCATATTATATTGTATGGTTGAACGAGGAGCGGAAACTGTGGTTTTTAGTAATGGTGAATTGGTTACTGTCTGTATATTGGATTGATACCACCAAAATCCTTTGACTCGGGGTATACGGTAGATGATGTGGAATGTGAAGTATCACGATTAACACTTCGTTCCCACTGTGTGGTTTCCGTTGGTTTCGTTAGTATATTGATAGTCCTTTGGATTTCTAACAACCCACCTTTACATTTAGCCGGACTAATGATATCAACAGCATCATTATTGCGGACAATGATTGAAAAATCTTTCAAAGGCTTTTGAAATAACATAACACCAATTTGATGATTGTGTACCGTTTTGGTATCAGCTGGAAATGTGTGACTTACTAATATAGTTTTAATCATTTGTGCTGCCTGATTGGTTTTAATTAACCTATATTATACATAAAAACAATACAGGGTCAACATCCAAACGTAAAAAACCGTAGACCATTACAATCTACGGTTTTTTACGCTACCAACGCAAGCGTCTTTTTAATACAATCCTTCACTATATAATACATCATCTCTGGAACCACCATTACGTTCCATATCAATGTGCTGTCCACCATCAATTGCAACTTGCATAGCTTCTTTACGATCCATAAAGATACCAAACTGATCTATAAATCCTTGAATTCTGGTGGTTTTATCTAAATCTGGTAGTGCTCTAATGACAGTATTCATTACTTTATCATGATGTCTAGCACCACAAATGATGAGTCCATTATAATTAATTGCTGCACAAACAACATATCTTGTTCGTTTAGTCATCTTTATTCCTTAGTAATATTATTAATCCTAGTACGAGAGCAAACCATGCAATGATGATTACACTCCATACCAAGAAAAGAATCATCCGTCTCTTTGTTTATACGCGCGGGCAAAGATAGCAGTTCGAAATTCATCACACATTTCGTGTAATGTGTTATCATCCAATTCGCCTAATGGAATTGTTGGTGCTATTTTAAAGCCATCTTGTTTCTTTCCTGGTGGTAGTTTTGCTGATACGCTATTTGGGACAGGAAAGGGATTTAAGTCTAAGTTAATTGTAGTCATGTTATCATTCCAGTTCAGATAGAATGGCGTTTAATTCCATTTCACGACGTTGTTCTGGAGAGACAATAGCTTCTAATCTACGTTCCATATCTTCCAATTTGCGTTTTTTGTTTTTGATTTTAATTGT